TGAAACTCCGGGATAAGGTTTATATCCAGTCGGTCGGTTACGACCAATGGAACGCTACCCAGTTCACGATAAACGCGACGGAGAAGGGCTTTAATATGATACCGATCTCCCAGTCGTTGGGTAATTTCAACCGTCCAACAAAAGAAATGGAAAGGCTATTGCTCTCGGGAAAGGCTATACTCGACAATAATGTGATCAACCGGCATTGTTATCGTAACGTGGTCATGAAATTGGATTATAATGGAAATATGAAACCTACGAAACAATACGAGGAGAAGAAAATAGACGGGGTGATATCTGAATTAATGGCTTTAGGTGGGTACTTAGCCTCTCCGAGGTATAGCGCTGCTATTTAGTTTGTCCGACAAAATTATGGTTAGTATGAAAACACCGATTGAAGATGAGAGTCCCTTTTACGGATATAGAGATAGATATAAGAAGAAAAGCGAGCAAACAGGAGATATCGAATTTTCGTGCTTGGACAGGCAGGATCACCCCTTTTTTAGCGAGCCGGGATAAACCGATGTTGCTGTCCACTGTTTATCGTTGCGTTGATTTGATCTCGGATAGCGTGGCCGTTCTCCCCTTGGAGACGTACAGGGTGGATAAGGAGGGTTTTAAAACCCCTTATCAAGACCATCCAGCTTATGAGTTGCTAAATTTAGAGCCTAGCGAGGATATGACTCGTTTTACTTTCTTTAAAACGTTGATGACCTCCGTCTTATTAACGGGAAATGGATACGCCTATATTGAAAGAGATAAAAATTTATATCCCTTGCAAATTATTTATATTCCAACGCCTCAGGTATCGATTGAGTGGATAACCGATAGCTCCGGCATTCACCGGAAAAGGTACAGGGTTACCGGGTTCCGGGAACTCGTGGAACCCCGTGACATGATCCATGTGCTCAACTTTTCATACGATGGGATTATAGGGGTCTCTACCCTCACCCATGCCCGGCAATCGCTGAATATTTCTTCAGATAGCGAGGCCCACGCTTCTGGTTTTTTCAAGAGTGGGGCGAATACGGCCGGGGTGTTGACAATCGAGGGGGTAAGGCTGGATAAAAAGCAAAAGGAGCAGAATTACCAAGAATGGGAAAACCGGACAAACCCGGTTACCGGGCGGCCGAACGGTATCGTCATCTTGGAGGGAAATATGAGATATCAGCCTATTACGGTCAGCCCGAAAGACTCGCAATTATTAGAATCTCGGCAGTTTAATGTCGTGGACATATGCCGTTTCTTTTCTGTCTCCCCTGTCAAGGCTTTTGATCTTAGTAAATCCAGCTATTCAACGGTTGAGGCGACACAATTAGCCTATCTTACCGATACGGCCTCAGCGATTATCACGAAAATAGAGTTGGAGATTAATCGGAAAGTATTTCTATCGTCGGAGCGTCGGTCCGTTAAGGCTGAATTTAATACCTCCGCTTTCCTTCGCACCGATAAAGCGGCGCAAGCGGCGTACTGGAAAGATTTATTCAACGTAGGGGCGGCTACACCGAATGAGATTCGCCGTGAGAATAATTTACCTCGTAAGGGGAACGGGGATAACGCTTTCGTGCAGGTCAATGTACAGACTTTGGACCGTGCCGTAACGGATCCCGTTAAAAATAGTGATTTGCCGACAAAGCAAAAATGATTTTGTCGGACAAAATAGTGGTTAGTAGATAAAACATGGTCATGAACGAGAATAGAGAAATAAGAAATACCGCCTGTAAAGTGGTTTCGGATGAGGAAAAACGTACGGTCGAGGGGTATGCCCTTCTATTTGACGTTAGATCGGACGGGCTATCTTTTGAGGAGGTCATTCAACGAGGGGCTCTTGATGGGGTGCTTGAAAAAAGCAATGTGTTCGCCTTGATGAATCATGACCCGGGGAGAGGAATCTTAGCCCGATATAAAAATGGGGAGGGTAGCTTACGGCTTGAGATCGATCAAAAGGGGTTAAAATATCGTTTTGAGGCCCCTAGAACAGCATTGGGGGATGAGTTACTTGAGAATATTCGTAGGGGAGAGATTAGTGAATCTTCTATTGCCTTTACCGTTGAGAAAGACACGTGGGAGAAAAAATCAGACGGGACTTGGAAGAGGTCAATTGAAAAACTCGGGGAACTTTTTGACGTGTCTCCGGTCTATGATGGCGCTTATTCAAAAACTTCGGTCTATATGAGAGGAAAGGAGCAAGCCGAGCGGGAACTGCGACAGCGCAAGCTGGATGAGTATTATGACAATATCGATAAATCATTAAATATTTGAGTTATGCCTAAAGAAAAAAGTATTACGGAATTACGGGACGAACGTAACCAGCTTGCGACCCGTTCAAAAGAGATTACGGCAGGGGCCCGCAGAGAGACCCGTATGCTGAATGAGGGAGAGCAAAAGGAGTTAGGGGAAATCCAGTGTCGTCTTGCGGATATCAATACTGAAATTGCCATGCATGAGGAGGAAAACCGGGGGAAAGGTAAGCAGCACCAACCGCAAGTGGGGAAATTCTCTTTGCGCCGGGCTATCGCTAACTTAGTGGATGGAACTCCGCAGAGTGACGTGGAGGCCCGTGTTATTGAGACCACCACGACTCTGCACAATACGTCCGGTGCGCAAATGTCTGAAAAGCGCAGCATCGTGGTTCCTGTAAATATAGAAAAACGCGCCCCATTTACGGCAACAACCGAAGCCGTTACGGGGGTGATCGTTGATGAGGAGCAACAGGAGATGCTACTGCCCTTGCAGTCTGCGTTGGTGTTAGCCCGTGCGGGTGCCCGATTTATGACCGGATTGCAAGGTAATATCTATTGGCCCAAATTCTCGGGGGCTAACGTATTCTGGGAGGGCGAAAATGCTGAGGCCAAGGATGGGGCGGGTGCGTTCTCCAAGGATAATTTATTTAAGCCTTTGCGATTGACCGCCTATGTGGATATTTCTAAGCAACTACTCGTGCAGGAGAACGCTTCTGTGGAGGCCTATATTCGTCAAGCCATTGCGGTAGCTATCGCACAGAAGATTGAGCAGTCGGCATTTGCGAAGACCAAGGGTGTGGAAAATACTCCCGATGGTATGTTTCATACTCTTGACAAGAATATTAAAGGGGATATCACGTGGGCCCAGATCGTCGCTATGGAAACCAACGCTGATGTACAGAACGCATTGTTTGGAAATCTTTCCTACATTTTGCACCCGGCTCTTGTCGGCAAGGCCAAGACTAAAGTGAAAGACGCTTCCGGGGCGGGCGGGTTCATTTTTACGGGTAATGGGGACGGGCAGCTAAATGGCTATCGTGCGTTAAGTACTAATAACTTACCGAAAGAGTTAGGTGAAACCTCAGATGAGTTTGGTGCGGTTTTCGGTAACTGGTCTGATTATTTCTTGGGACAGTGGGGCGGGATCGAATTATTGGTGGATCCTTACACGCAGGCCTTAAAGGGTACGGTGAGATTGATTACCAATTCCTATTGGAACATGGGCTTTATCCGCAAAGAATCATTCACTATCGCTTCCATGAAATAAAATTATCAGATATGGCATACATAGCTTTAGAACAGGCGAAACAGCATCTTATCATTGATGAGACCTATACGGTGGATGATGATTATATCCGTATGCTGATTGAGGCCGCTGAGATAACAGTTGCTAAAGATGTATGTGAGGATCTAAAGGATTTAGAGGTTAAGCCGGGAGAGATCCCGGCCCCCTTAAAATACGCTATCCTACTGCAAGTCGGTGATTATTACAACAGTCGTGAAACAGTGGCCTTTGTGTCTACCCTAAGCGAGGTTCCAACATATAAACATTTGATTGGATTATATCGAAATTACTCAAAATGAGAGCCGGATTATTACGTGAAATATTAGTTTTTGAAGAACTTCAGGCTGTTACGTCTCCCTCAGGGGCAGTAAGCAAGGAGTATGTTAAAATCTATACTTGCAAAGGGCATAAGAAAAAACTGTCTCTCATCCGAGATGCGGATGGCATGAACGCGCGGGAAGAATTTACAGGAAATACCTTGATATTCCAAGTGCGCTATCATCCGGTCATAAACGAAAAACAAAGAGTGCTATATCAAGGGCGTTATTATTCTATTTCTTTGCTTGACTGGCAAAGATCTGATAATACTTACCTGGTTACATTATCAAAAATGAATACGTGATGATTACAGTAAAACTAATAGATCGTGAGGCGGTAGTTAATCTCGTTGAAGGGCTCGAGGACTTTGAAAAGGATCGGGCAATAAAGGCAGGTTTACGCTCCGCAGTAAGTGTTTTTAAAACGGCGGGTAAGCGTAATTTACG